GACTCTCGGCGGACAATATCCGCAAAGTACGGCCAGTAGGCAGGACCCCATTTAGCTTCTACCAGCTTCTTCGCATAGTCCTGAAGTGGGCCGGTAGCAGTTACGCCCATACCGCCGCCAGCAGCTTGCTGCCCTGTTACGAAATGCTTAACCGCATTAACAATGTAGTGGACTGCATCTCCAGCCAGGGTGCCCGGAATCTTAAGCAGGGTTTGACCCAGCATTCCGCCAGCACCGCCAGCTCCGTGAGCTACCAGGCCCAGCAGATCGGTTACAGCACCGCCGAGGTTTCCCCCAGCGATAGCAATAGCCGTCTTAGCAAACCTGCCAAGACCGCTGAAAATCTGCTGTACGGTTTCGATGATACTGCCGATACCGGCAGTACCTCCGCTAATCTTTCCTGAGACAATTCCGCGAGGACCGCCAAGTGATGCAATCAGGTTAGATGCTGACACACCCCAAGCAGTTGCGACTGCGCCAGGATCACCGTTTTTGTTCTGCTGACCTTGTGCCGCAGCCATGGTTTCGCCGGTGCCGGGTGGTGCCGCCCAACCGACCTCAATACCTGATGGACCGCCCCAAGCATGGCCAATGAGCTGCCCAGCTTGAACGGACTGCCCAACCTGTACGGCAGGCATGATGTCTTCGGCGTAGTACCAGTATCCGGAACCGTAAGGGGGGTTCAGGCGCAGACCGATGAATGTGCCGCCTGGCCAGCCAGAATTGTTGGTATTGGTGATGGACCCGGACCCAATAGCGTACAGCGGGAAAAACCCGCCGTAGTCCACACCCATGTCTACTCGCTCGGGTCGAGCACCAGAACCGATCGGGTTAACGAGTCCGCCCGAGGCGTACCCAGGTACACCTATTTGGCCTAGCAACGGGGCCAGAAACCGAGAGTGAGCCTCAGACAACACTGTTTCGTTTTTGGATACCCGGATCAGCACGTCATCGGCGGTACCGTGAGTGCCCACATTGATTTTACCGCCCGCTGCCATCCCTGACAGTGTGCTAACTGCGCCTGCTAGCGGGTTGCCCAGGTGGACAAAGTTGGTAACCGCATCGATACCACGGAACAGGGGAGAGAGCACATTGTGAGCTACCCACTTAACCGGACTCGATACAGCGTCCTTGATACCGTTCCAAATGGAGCCAGCAGACCTTACAACATTTGTCCAGCCACTTCGCAGCCATCCGAAGAAGTCATTCCAGATCGTCTTGCCGGTCGATACAACATTATCCCAGATGCTTACGATTGCATTCTTAGTATCGGTCCAGCTAGTAATAGCGAAGCTCTTTACAGCATTCCAAAGCGAAATGAAATATGACCTCAGCGAATCAAATATCGTAATAGCAATATTCTTGATCGCAGTCCAGATGGCATTCAGATTATCCTTAGTCAGATTCCAAATCTGAGTGCCCATGTTCTTCATGTCGTTAAGGGCTGTGCGCCAGTGCCCGGTAAGCAAGTTGATGAACACGGAGAAAATGCCGACGATAATATCCCAGATACCCTTAACCGTGTTTTCGATGAGAGTCCAGGTCACCTTAGCTATGTTGTAAAGCATCGACCAGAAAATCTGCCAGGAGGCTACGAGAATTCCGATAGAAGCCTTAAACAGAAGTGATATTGCTGCCCAGCCGACCTTGACAATATCCTGTACTTCCAGCCACATAATCTTGGCGGTGCCTTCGATAGTGGCCCAGCCTACATTCCAGACAGTCTTAATCAGGTCAATGCCGCCTATGAAAATACCTCTCACAACGGCCCAACCCGCAGTCATAAGGCCGCGAATAGTGTCCCAAGAATTCGTAAAGGTGTCAGTAATCGAACTCCAGCCGACCTTAATGACGCCTGCAATCGGAGTCCAGTACTCAAGGACAGTATCTTTAACGCTCGTCCAGGTTTCATGCCAGAGCTGCTTAACGGCATCGCCGTTCTCAGCCCACCATTTATCAAAGTTGGAACTTACCCAGGTAGTTATATCCCGATAAATTCCAATGATGAAGTTGTAACCGTCTACGAAAGGAGCCTTAATATCAGCCCAATACTTGACGATCCCGGCTACAGCCAGCCCTATGGGGCCGAGCATGATTGCCGTCAGCAGTTCCCAATGACTACCAAGCCAATTTAGTGCGGTACTAACCGCACCTGTAACAGCACCAAAGGTTGCGTCCCAAGCCGACTCAATGCCGTGACCAATGTCAATAAAAAACTTGCGGGTATCGTCCAGGCCAATTGATACATCGTGGGGGAGTCCGAAAAGCAGCCAATTACTTACTCGGGTTAGCGAGCCTAGGGCACTCATCACATATCCCGGCAGCTCAGCCAGGAATGTTACTACCGCGACCATGCCCTTGATCATGTCCGGGTGGTCAGTAAATGCTGAGGCCATCCCAGTTATACCGTTAGCAAGTGCGTTAGCGATTACAGGTGCCTGCGGGGTAAAAGCCTTCAGGAATGTGTCAAATGCCTGGGCCACCGTCTTAATAGCGGTGGCTACAGCAGGTGACCCGAACGAACTGGCTATAGCCACACCAAGGTCGCCCACGGGGCCAGCCATTGACTTAAAAGCATCTCCCAGTGGTTTGAGCACCTTAGGAAGAACCTGTTCCCCAGCTCCTATTATCTTCATCAACGCACCCTGGAAGGGCGTAGAAATTGCCTCCCAGCCGCTAACGATGTTATCCCCGAGGTCCTTAATAGCCCCCGCCAGTTGGGGGGCTGAAGTGGTGGCGTCATCTTGTAGCTTGTTCAGCGCGGCTTGCGCCGTTATGACGGAGCCCTGGGCACTAGCCAAACTGGCGTGAGCATTAGCCAGCTTGGTTGTCGATGAAACGCCGCTAGTCTGCAACTTAACCAGGTTGGCCTGTGCGCTAGCCAGCGTGGCCTTAGCCGACGCCAACTGAGAGGCTGTAGCCTTACCGCTTGTCTCCAACTGGTTAAGGCGGTCCTGAGCAGATACCACCCGGAGTTGTGCTGCTGACAACTGGAGTGCCGATGCACCTCCACCGGACTGCAATTGGTTCAAGTTAGCCTGCGCGGCAGCGGCCCGCTGCTCAGCAGCCGTCAGCTTGTCCTGAGCAGCGGCTAGTGCTGCCTTATTGGCTGGGGTATTCGCAGAATTCTGGCTCCCCATGATTGCCCCGGCAATGCCCGCACCCGCGAGGCCCGCACCCAGGCTACCTGTCAATGCTCCGCCGGCAAGGGTGCCGAGGAATGGGGCCAAGCCCGCGATACCGCCAAGAACCCATGGGTTGGTAAGAGCACCTGAAGACAGCGGATTAGCAATCATCAGCAGCGGATTGGTACCACCGCCCGAAGCAGCATCGTTAATCATGCCACCGGAGCTAGAACCACCACCAAACCCGCCCAAGCCAGGAATCTTAGAAATAAGGCTGGAAATGCTGAAGGTGGACTTAGTACGGTCGATTTCCTTAAGAGTGGCAAGAAGCCTGAGAGCCCGTAGCTCTGCTGAGTCCAAACCACGATCAGAGATAGTAGGGCGAGCAACGTAGTCATTAAGCTTACGCAACTCGATCTGGAATGCCTTTATCTTGACCATGCCAGGGGCGTCGTCAGCGGTAAGCTTAGACTTGGCAACCAGGCGGTTTAGGTCGGCAATCTCCGCCCGAACCTTGTCAAACTTTGCCTGCGCATCACCATCGTCAGCCTTAATGGGGACATCCACCGGCCGTTCAAGGTCACGCTTCTTACCCGAAATCCTGTCCATAATACCGATAACCGAGTTGGCACCGGACATTACAAACCGCAGGGATACATTCGCTTGGGTGGCCATTAAATTACCTCTTTCGGGCGGGCTTGATAATTACTGCAATTTCCTTTTCCACTCTTCTTCCGCCCATTCCGCAGCCTTCTGCTCTACGTCCGGTCGCTTGATTTCCCATGCTAGGGACATATAAGGGTGATATGGTTGCGGATACCAGTGGTCAGTATTTCCGAACAGAGGATGTCGAAGGCCGCCCTGAAAGGGCCTGGCCATAGGTGCCTCAACACTATTAGTTTCAACCCCTACGCCCACTGAATCTGAAACAACGTGGGTTGCGGCAGCAGTGCGCTTGGAAAAGCTCAGCGCTATGCGCTGAGCCTCCCGACAAACAATTGCTGCGCCCTCTTCTAGCTTCTGCCTGAGATAACTGTCCAGCGCCATTACTAACCTCGCTTTGCTCTGGCCGCTTCCTGACGTACGGCATCGACTTGACTAGCCATGCTGAAAAAGTAATCTGCCGGAAGCTCCCAGATATCGAGGGCATTGACGCCGTACAGCTCCCAGATATCAGCGGCATAACTGAGGACTTGCGCCTCTAGACCACCTCGGCGGTCAGGCCATTCTCGATCTCGTCTTCGTCTTTTGGGTCTTCCCCGTCAAGCTCCTGGTACTTTAGAAGCTCATCAAGCTCCTTCTGCTCTTGCTCAGTCGGTTCCATCTTGAAATGCTTGAAATCAAGATCGATCTTCTCGAACGGAACCTTGATCTTGTCGCGTAGATGCAAGATGTAAATCAGGGCTGCGAGCGCCTCGGGGTCGCCTTCGTCTCCTGCCTCAGCAAAAGCCCTCTGACTCATCCCGGTTAGTTTCTTGATCATCCGAAGCTCGCTAAGCTTTGCTCCGTCAAAAATCCACTCATGATCAACGTGGCAGTTTTCGCAGTTCTCGATCGTAATTAGGGGCATTGTCCCATCTTTCGTTAAAGTTGCTACAACTTGATTACAGAACAGTCGAATCCGTGCTGACAATGTGAACCTGAATTGGCGGGTTCTGGCCATCGTCAGGGTCGTACACCGTGAATTCGCCCTGGACCTGTACCAGATCGGGGCCGGAGACGACCACCGGGGCCTTGGTAATCTTCACAGTCGGAAGGATGATGCTTAGCTGATACTTGGTGGTGCCCTCGATAATCGACCCGAAGGAGTCGATCTGAAGCGCCGTAGAAGTACCCGCATCAAACTGGTTAATGAAGTTTGTCGAGTCGTAGTCAGCCTTGAACGTCCCCGTAATTTCCTGAAAGTTGTTCTCAAGCTGCTCTTTCTTGACTCCACCGCTTCCCAGGCCGTACCGCTGGTTAGACAGGTTGTTCTTACCTGCGAGCGACAGCGAGGTTACAACTGCGGTAACCGGCGAGCTACCCGCAATAGTGGTCTTACCGCTGGTCGTGGTGGGAGTCCCGCCAATAGCAAAGTTAGTAACCGAAGAAAAGTCCCACTGGATGTTTGAAGCCGGGTAGCTCGCCACTGCCAGGGCCGTAGCGGTGTCCTCATCCCAGGCGTCAATCGTAAAGTCGCACAGGGTCTTAGCGTTGTCCTGAAAAGTCAGGGTCCAGTCGAGGCACTTACAGCCTCGGTACGTAAACGGCTTTACAATCCCCGTAGCCGGTTCCGGCTTACCGACCTGAGTCGTGAAGGACTTGCCCCAGAGAGCACCGGGAGTGTGGTACTGCTCATAGGCAAGAGTGCCGCCAGTTACCACACTTGCAGTTCCAGCCGAACCAATGAAGTGCTGCCAGTACCAGCCGAAGCCCTTATACATCACAGGCACTTCAACCTTGCCAGTAGCCGACCGGCGAGCAATACCGGCTTGGTTAACACTCTTGAACTTCCTACCTGACTGGAGCCCAGTACCTTCGAGGTAGGTCGGATCAAAGGTGAGATCGGACATGTTGAAAGTAGTGAACTTGGTAACCGGAGCTGCCGAAGTCCCTACCGTAGTTTCGTTCTTAAACCCTATCTGGGCATCAAGACCTGAACCAGTTGCCATTAGTTATCAACACCCTCATTAGAAAAATTGTCTACTTCCGGCTTGTCGTCCTTCTGGTCGTCCTTTGCCGGAGCGCCGTCCTGCCAGTGTTCTTCCGGCCAGGCAACTGAGTCAGCCAGGTCATCATCCACGGCAATAGACTCGCCGTGTTCGACAAACCCGAAATCAACGCCCCCAACTACAACCCTTGCCGGGCTATGCGGGCCGATATAGGTCTTAAGCATCCGTGATCCTCGCCTTTGCTGTAATAATGAATTGCATTTGAACTATCGCGCCGCCTTGCACGTTCAATGACCTGACAGCCACGACCTGCTCAATCAGTGCGTTATATGAATTAGAAGTTGGGTGAGTCGGAAGATTGGTTTTAACGTCATTCAAAACCGCAGTAGCATTAGCGCGAGCACCAGCGATAGACTTTGCAATTCCGACTGCTACACAATCAATAAAGACCGTCTCGTCCCGTGCCACTGCGCCCAAACCGGCCCAGGCTTGCTCCATGTGAGCTGAGGACGTAAAAGCTTCCCGGTTATCTAGATTTTCTGCGCCTATAACTAGGTACTGAGTTACTATCCTGGTTTCTGGCAGCTTGGATGGAACACCGTCGTAAACCTTGTAATTAACGGCTGCCCCGATCGTGCTAACGATTCCAGTGATTAGTTCGTCAATAGTTGTAGCTAGCATAAGACGCCCTCCCTTGAGGGCTCTGCGATGTATTTGTAATCCATCGTTAGCGGAACCCTGGCCTTTGCTCGGCTTGCAACATAGCCATAGCGTGAGGTGGAATCTGGTAGCTGACTAGCATTTGTTCCCATCGGGCCGTATCCTGAGGACTAGGCTCCAGGGAATCCATGCCGAATTGCCTCTGTGTTGCCCAGAGGTCATAAATGATTTCCTTCGCGGCCAACTGCACCTTCGCAGGAATCACAGCTCGCCCGGCTTGGTAAGTTGCCTTCCAAGGTCCGAGATAGAATGGCATTTGTGACAAAAGTTGAAGTGTGCCACTATTTGGAAACACGATCATTTCATTGCTCGTCCAAGTGGGACCGCCGTTCCAGAGCGATGTGACCGAAGTAACTGCCGTATCGCTTGGCAGTGGTGAGTGAGGCAGCTTTATAACCCTGGCCGAACTGCCCGTAATCCTCTGGTCGGTAAAGGTGCGAACTACGCAAATCCCGATCTGATCCTCGATCAGCTCAGTAGCCGCTGCCATAATCTGACGGAGGATATCCTCCCGGCCTCCGGTGCTGTCATAGCTGATGTATGTTTTAGCATCATCCAGGCTGATAACAGACCGGAAATCATTGACCGGGAGATAATCCGTCTTAACCGTATCGGGAGTAGCGGTAACCCATTGGAAGACATACAGTCCCTCCTGGGTTACCGTGTAGTCCACGTGGTAGGTTCCTACGCTATCCTTTACTACCGTTGGGGTTTGAGTAGTGCCATCGGGGAGGGTGACATTCAGGGTAACCGAGGCAGGGTCAACGGGGTTACCGTCAACATCTGTTACCGCAACCGACGTTTCGTAGGATGCACCTGTCTCTATTGCTGCCATTAAGATTCCCTTCCTGATGTTTCCACATTTCCGACTATCCGGCCAGTAACAGCCGTCGAGCCGCCCAGCGATGTCCTGACGGCCGAAATGCCGAATGTGTTAAACATCGTCGGCAATGGGATGTTCGCCGCCGCACTGATAACAGGCGGCAATACGGAGGCTCCCGTAGAATCGACAGGCAGGGGGATGTGAACCTGAGCGCTGATCGCACCCGGCTGAACCGCCGCACTCACGCCGGTAGACGGAGACGGGATGGCGGTCGAGGCCGTCACCACGCTAGGCGTGATGTTGGCTTGGCGTATAGCAACCACAGACGGCGCTAGGATCGACGCAGAGGCCATAACAG